CCTGTTGGAAATCCAACACCACCAAACTCAGCTGTTACTACATGGGTTGAAAGAGTTTCATATCCAGTAGAAACTTTACTAGAAAGGTCTAAACCAGTTCCAAGCATTCCTGTTGTAACAGTTCCACTATCACCAGTTGTAACAAAATTGCCTGCAACATCTGGAATAGTCAAAGTGCGATCAGTATTCGTGTTTGGAGCAACAATGTTTATTGTTCCAGTTCCACTCGCATTTGGTGTTATCGCAATTTTACTCATCTACTTTTCCTGTTTCTCATATTCTTATTTATTACGGTTTAGTAGGCCATACAACATCATCCAATGAAGAATATGTGTCTGTAATATCTCTGAGAGATTGTCTGTATGTTGCCCATGATGTTTTTTGTGAATCTGTCAAAGGACTATCTGCACCTTGTGTCCAATCTGTTTCTATCAACAAATGATTTCTCATTGCACGAAGGTCTGCCATGTTCTTTTGTGTAACTGCGGCATCACCAGTAACAGATGAAACTGTTCCATCAGAATTAAAATATACGACTTCACTCATTGTGCTATCTCCGTGATTGTTAGACCACTACCACCACCAACTCTATTCCATGCATATTCACCACCAGTACAATATTGTCCATAACCATAAATTGAGAATACAATTGATTGTCCTAAAGTGTAAGACAATGCACCAGTAAGACCACTAACCACATGGTTTACATATGTATTACTACCACCGTAATGTCCAGTATCAATACCAGCAGCGGTAACAGTACCACCAGCAATAGAGTATTTTACTAACGAATAAATTGCACCAACACCAGTAGTGTTCGCAAAACCAACTGAAGACACCTTTCCATCAACTTTAAATTTACTACCAGTTCTTACTGGTGTTATTGTAACACTATAGTTGGTAAGTAGTGCGTGTCCAGTTGCAGCGCCACCAGCATCAGCAGTTGCATTGTAGTTTGTTCCACTTGCACTATTGACTACTTGAATTGCAGTGCCAGATGGCAAGTCAGAACTGGCCAAACCATAAGTAACTGTCTTGCCACTCAAGTCTAGAGTAGATGCCAAATCAGCAGTCTGAACTACTCCGTCTTGGATTAAACTTACACCAGTTGTTCCGTCTATTGTTACAGCCATTATACTACCACCAATCTTGCACCAGAGGAAACTGTGAGGGTGACACCACTATTCACTGTGATAGGCCCAGCAGTTACGCCGTTCTTATCAGCAGCAAGAGTATAGTCTACTGTCATAGTCTGATCATTGATAAAGAAAACAGCATCAGAACCGCCTCCGTCAATATTTTCTATAACTTGTGCCTGAACTTTCGATAGTGGCATAATTATCCCCTTTTAGATATATTTATTCTTCACCGTCAACAGCTGCGTTCTGAGCAGCAACGTGTGCTGCGTATGCAGTTTTCACTGCGTCAGTATGAAACTGTGCAACCATTGCCTGAACGTCTGCACTTTCAGCGGCAACTGCGTCAGCAGATGCATCTGGTGCTACAACGTGTCTGTGAAATGAACGAGAAATTTCTACACCATCACGCTCGATGATTGTAGCAGTTCTTACTTGAATATGCTTGAACTCGCCTACGACTTCAATCTTATCCTGTTCTGTTCTTTCTGTAAGTGCCATTTTATTTCTCCTATTTTAGTATCGTGACTTGACTTGTCACCTGTCCGACCCTATATCCAATAGGGTTATTACGATGTTTTATAAACCAACATTGCCGTAAAAAACGACATTTGAGTAGTAACGTCTTGACCGCCCTTAAATACTCTGGGTGGATTAAAACCGTGAATATTTCCAACTTGGCTGCTGGGGTTTGAACCCCAAATCCCAATACCCATATTGCCTTGTGCTTGCGACACTGCAAACGGCAAACCACCAATAACTAGAAACGAACCCGCTGTGCCACTTGTTCCACCATCAACTCTTATTTGACAAGTTACTGTGTTGCCAATCTTAGTATACTGTCCATTTGATAAACTGAATGTCGAATCATTAGTGCTAGTGTGATATAGGGTCGGCGTAAAAGTGCCTTCTTCATAATCGTCAAGGGCGTTAGCAGCTGTATAACCACTATTACCAAAGACAACTGTTCCGCCAGTTCCCACACACACATGGATACCAGCGTTATTTGCATTTTGAATATTTCCACGAAGAGTACCAGTTCCAGAACCAGAGTAGAAACCCAACATTCCACCTAAGTTACCAGAGTTAGTATCGTTAATTTGCATACCATTTGTAGATGCAGAACTAAAATTAACACCTAGTGGAGTTCCACCAGCACCAAGAGTTCTACCACCTAAATTTATTGAGTTTGCAGTTGAATTACCAACTACAGCAAGTGTTGAATCAAGTGTAGTTGCACCAGTAACATCCAGTGTTCCTGCCACATCAATATTCGTATCTAGTTTTGCACTAGTGACAGCATTGTTTACTAGTTTTGCACTAGTGACAGCATTGTTTACTAGTTTTGCAGTTCCAATAGAAAGGTCTGCTGGAACGACTGAACTTTCGATTGTTCCAGCAATATGAAGAACATAGAAATTAACACCAGTTGCTGGTGCAACACTCATCGTCAAAGTTGTTCCATTAACTGTATAAGCGTCTGTAGGTTCTTGGCGAACATTACCTACATAGACAGCAATATCAGTTACAGTTGCAACTTGTTTTGATAACGTAAATACTGTGGTTGTACCGTCTGCTGTAAAATCATCCTTGACGATTGTAGCAAAACCAGCGGTTGGATTTTTTCCAATAAATGGCATATTACACTATCCTCTTAGGTTTTTTCCATAATACCCAAAACAACATCAAGTGCAGAACCAGTGCCTGCCTGAACCTTGAGAATGTCTGCGGCCTCTAAAATATATTTTTGTCCAGCAAGAGTTTCCAATGTAGTATTTGCTGGAATACTTACATCCTCTAGTAATTGGTGTGTTGTACTCGCAGAACTATCTGTGAATTGAACCTTAACTGTCACCGCTGAAGTTGTTTTATTAGCGATGGCAAGTCCAAGAACAACAACTTGTGTAGCAGCAGGCGCAGTGTATAGAGTATCATATGAACCAGATGATACATCAGCAAGGGCCGCATTTTTGAATGTGTTCGCCATGTTTCTTTCCTATTGTTATCCTAAAGCAATCGCAAGTGCAGTTGCATCATCTTCTGGATCAAATGCGAGATCAACTCGTGCAATCGAACCATCTTGAATTTTTGCAGAAGTGACTGTATTATCTGCAATAGTATTTAGTGTGTTAATGTTATTAAGTTGATAAACTTGAATATTATTTGTTCCACTTGCTGGAGCGCCTGTGAATGTAAGCGTCTGTCCAAGTACAGTAAATGCATATGAAGAACCTTCTCTCTGATAAACATTATCTACAAAGACAATGAAGTTTCTTGCATCATTGGTTACTGGTGTTCTTGTAAGTGTAAACGCAACAGTAGAACCATCTCCATTGAATATATCAACGAAAGATTCGGACTGAGTAACAGATGCCTGTAGTAGTTGTCTACCCAAATATGTGATAAAGACTCTACCAGCCGCATCTGGTGCTTCAGAGAAATTAATAACTCCCTGTCCTGTAGAACTAGAAACTGTATATGAATGATCTGGCTCTTGGATAACACCATCCAAAGAAACCAACAGCTGCGAAGATGTTGCGACAGGATGGTCTAAATTGAATTGTGTTGTCGAACCATCACCAGTAAGTACTTGTTTATCAAATACTCCGTAGGACGGTTCTGCTCCAATATAGTTACTCATATCATTCTACCTTTGTTTATCATACTCTTATTTATTCTGCTTCTCTAGCAGCGACCATTGCTTGATACTCAGCTTCTCTATCTGCACCTGTTTGGACAACACCCAGTGTAAATGCCTGTTCAATTTGAGCATCTTCACCTGTTGCAATTGTAATGTCATTTGCATTACAATGTTCTAAGTTTTTTCTTATGATATCAGCCTTAGCAGTATTGACACGAAAGTTAATCCAATTCTGAACAAACTCTTGAGCATCAAGACAGAGATAATTGATACATTTTTCTTCAGTATCATTCAATGTAAATGTGTAATCAGCCATTTTATATTTTCCTATTTGTTAATTAAAGAATGTTAGGGCCTTCCATACCACTAATCATCTTGATACTCATCATAAATCTAGAATGAGTTCCACTGCCGCCGCCTCCACGGCGCCAATCAAAATAATCACCCTCATTTGCTTCTACCAAAGTAGTAAACCCCCACATTTCGTGAAATGTAGTGTTATTATGATTAAAATGAAAATCAACATAGTTACTTCCATTTTTATATAAATTTACATATCCGTAGCCAGGGGTAAAGGTTGTGTATCCAGCAGCATGAAATTCAAAAGTTCCACTTGTAGAACAAGTGTA